GCATATTGTGTTGATCAAGACTGTTCTGTTTTAGTGTGCCAGGGTAGATATTATCCAGTCTATATGGACCTGTATCACCCTTTCTACACATTACTATTGAGTCTGTGGTAAATTTTCTACGTTCGTTTCTGTCTACACCATGTGATAAAAACCAATCATACCATTCTTCAAATGTTAAATGATATTCTATGCCTCTTTGCTTGGCTTTACATTTGGCATCTGAATATCTGCTTTTAGCATATGATAAATCTTCAGGCTCTTCATAGCCTACTCGCAGTCTTAGGTCTGTGAGTGTGTCACGGTCTTGTTGTATGATTACAGGTATTGGAGTAGAGTCTCCGCCATGGCTAGGATGGCTCCACAGATATTCACAGCCGTCGTCTAACGCATTGTATTGTTCAGTTAGGTTCTCTAGATACTCTGAGTCATAACCCTCTGCTGTATAGACGTATGCTTCAGGCTGTGGTTGGCCATGCTGTCTGCGAGTGTGAAATGTTTGACGCCAAACATTAAACACATTGGGCTGGTATTCAAATATGTGTATGCCTTCTCGCATGAATGCTTTATAACTCCAAGGACAGACTGAGCGAATTCGCTGAAAGTAATTCAGCCAATCAACCTCTTCTGCTTTTACCGCCTCTTTGGTTTTTCTTCTTTTTCTTTCCACCACGCATATTCTTTGGCATTATTTGCTCCTCTTTGTAATTGACAGTCTAGTTCTTTTGCCGCGTCTCTTAGCAATACGCTGAGCGGCCCTCATGCCATTGTTAAATGAACTAGAACTTTTTGTAAGGCTTCTGCCTCCACGATTAAAATATCTTGCCCCTGCGGCATGACCACCACAGTTTGTTTTACACGGTGACCCTCTGTAGGTAGCCATGTTATTCTCCTAGATGTGTGTAACCTTGTGCGGCCAAGGCCAAGTGTTCTGCTTCTGTTTGTGCTACCACTTGTTCGCCAGTTTGGGGATTGACCATTATGTGGGGTTGAAACTCCATTGGTTCTTCAATGTCTAACCAGTCCATAATTTTTCTATCAATCTCTGCCATTAGCTGAGGTGAAGTAGCAGATTCTTTTGCTGTTCTTAACTGCTGTATTTCTGCGGATGTGTCTCTAATGTTAAAGGACCCTGGATAATCAATAGAGCCTGTCCACTCAGTGTTAGAATATTCAGCAAACAATTTCCAAATCTGCTCTTCTGCCAATTCCATAGCATCTGCCTTTTCTGATAGGCGAGCGTTTAGCAATTGGAATTCCGTTTCCATTGCTACTCCACTCATTGTTCTAGATTCTGTAGCCCTCACAGCACCAGTGTTTGCCATTTTGTCTATGGCATCTATTGTATGGTTAATATGTTTGTAAATTGAATCTATTGAAGCACCTGAAAACTCTAATGCGTATGGCTTTAAGCCTGGGTCAAGGTTTTCTGGCATATGAATAAGTGCGCCAGCACCTGTTCCTACATTTGTTTCTGGTGTTGCTACTAGGCTGGGGTGTGTGTCTAGTTTGATTGATTCTATTGCTTCTGATGTAGCATTGTAAATCATCTTCTGTGCGTCAGCAATGTCTGTTATGTCTGAAAGGCCAATGCCTCTCACAGTGCTTCTAGCATTGTAAACACAAACAGCAGGTATATAACCCAATTGATTTATTTCTTCTTCACGGTTAATGATGTTGTTTTTTTCTGTGTCAACCAATGTGGTAATAATCATGTCTGGATACCACTCTTTGATTGTTCTCACATCACCATTAATGTCTTCTATGTATTTGAAATAGTCTAATTTGTATTTGCCATTAGGCTTTCTCATATACTGCCAGTCTGTAACTGCTAATGGTGTAAGCATATTGAGATATGGTCTTGATTCCATATCTAATTCTTCTGCTAGAGTAACGGCATCTAGGTTAGGCTTAACTACCATAACCCATACTTGACCAAACACTGAACTCCAAGTAGAACATTCTCTCATAAACGCATCAAGGCTTCTGCCATCATGGTCACAGTCTTCTAAGAAGTCAGCTGTAAGAGGATTGCGTTCTAGTGTTCCTAGTTCACGTTCTGGTGGTGTTCTAAATAAAAATGAATTGTATACCTGTATAACTGAACGGCAGTGATTTTCTAATGGGGTGGTGTTTAATCTATGCTGGTATTCGCCACCTGACTCTAACTGGTATTTTGTAAGGTGGCCAGCAAGTCTGTATTCTTCTCCACCTATATAAGATTCATATAAAAATTGATAACGATCTCTGTAGGCAGAGTAGAATTCATTTCCACTTAAGAGTCCTGCTACTTCGTTGGCAATAGTTTGGGATATATCCATGGGTTCTCCTATCGTATTGTCCATCTAGTAGGAGCAACGGATTCAACTTGCCTACGTAATGGATATAAGAAGGCAACACAGTAACTCAACGCATCAAAACCGTGATCATAGCCAGAGGTTTTGTCTGGTATTTGTGTTCCTTCTTTAAAACAATATTTCTCTAAACATTCTATAGTGTATTTACACTTTTTTGACAGAAACAGGTGTCTAATAGACTTAGAATCGCACAATCTAGCGTTGAGAGCGTTGATTCTATCCTTGACTGGGTCATGTTTCCTTGGTGCTTTTACTATAAAACCTGCGTTGATTAAAATGTTGTGGTCAGTTTGCCCATTTGCGGACGTTCTGCGTTGGTTACCAGAGGGGTCAGGGTAACAATATACCTTTGATTTTGGATATCTTGACTGTATTTCTGTTACCATTTCATTAGTGTTTGAAGAATACAGATATATTTCGTCAATAACATATAGGTCATCACCTTGTCTTACTGCTATTGTAGCCGCTAGTGGGGTTACGTTGAAGTCCATGCCCACAAAAATTTGATCTAGGTTGGGGTTTTCCAATTCTTTAATGTTTTTCTCTCTGTCAAAACTCCAAGCCACTACCCCTTCAAATGTTTCAAAGGTGGCAAGGAACTCTTGACGGAACTGTCGCTCGCTCATATCGTGGCGAGCTTGTTCTATTTCTTCTTCAGTAACAAAGCCACCATCCAATGTGGTAAACTGAAAACTTTGCCACACATCAGGTTGTGTTTCCTGTTGGCAGAATAAATCATAACTCCAATTGCCTTTGCCCTTGGGTGTACCTATAAACAGTGCTCCACCTTGTTGATCTGCTAGGGCAGGACGAACTACTTCTGACCATAACTCTGGTTGACATTCTGCGACTTCGTCTATCACACAATATGAAAGTGAAGCACCACGCAACCTATCTGGATCTTCTGAACCTTTTAGACTTATGGTGCTACCGTTCTTGAGTGTGATAGAAAGTTCTGCTTCATTTATTTTTTTTACCCAACGTAGGTCTAGCAGTCTACGCTTGAGGGGCTTCCACACAATCATCTTGGCACTTCTATATGAGGAGGTGATGTAGAATATTTCTCTGTTTGGTTCTTTAGCGTGGTAACACAATTCTCTAATGGCAAGATAGGTTTTACCAAAACGCCTACCAGCAATTACTACCTTAAAGCGATGCGGATCATCTGCTACAGTTTGTTGACATTGACTCAGTTTCATTTGTTGCGAATACGGTTCATTTCTAATTCTGTGCGTAGGTCTACTAATTCTTTACGTGTCTTGGTAAACAAATCAATAAGGTCCTGGTGTTGTTTGGCTAGTTCTTCTAATGCCCTTGCCTGTTTGTTGTGTGCGGCAGCCAACTCCATTGTGTTCTTGTGATTGCGTTCACAATGTGTAACCAGTTCTTGTAATACTTCATATGGATCAAATGTGCTCTGAAACATTTCTACCTCCTATTCTCTTACACTGTGATCCTCTATTGACGACCACACAGTTTTCTCTTACCCAACCAAACTCAGGCTTTAAGAGTGTTAGGCATAATGAATGTGAATATCTACCTCTAAGGTGCCACTTGGAATCTGGCCATAGTTCTAACCAGTCTTCAAAGTCTAGTTCATAGTGTTCACGCCTATACTTGGCCTGTGCTCTGTGTTTTAGGTAAGCATAGTATTTGTCTCTAAGGACAGGGTC